ACGAAGATGTCTGAAGCCTTTAATCCAGTGCCTCCTCCGGAGTACGGAGAATACCTGTGCTTGAGGTGATGCGGAACAACAGTCCCGTCCTTCAGATCACAATTCGCACACGGCATTTCGCTTACAAATTTAAGATAATCTGAGTTTTCCCATCGTTTATCTTTTGGAATCACATCAGGCCCTCGTAGCTCTTCTGACCACTCATATTTCACAGACTCCACCTACACAAGCCAATTCCTGGCTGGCTATGGTATTGTCTATATCTTCCTCGAATTTGAAGTCTATCTTTTGTGGCATTTTCTTAACCATCGCTGTATAAGTCTTCTTATCTATATCCTCATAAGGGGCTTGCTCATAGATGTGGTCATCATCAGAGGAAGGTAAGAAGGAAATCCCGTTCAGTATCTCGAAGTTCTCCCACACCCAGGCTCCAACTTGAGGCCACATATTCTCGGGAACATAGCAGGTCATACTTGGCTTATGTTCACACCAATTCAGTGCAAACTTCTTCCACATTTCTAACTGCTGTATTGGGCCTACCTCTTTTCTAGTCTTCCCGTTAGCTGACATGGGGAAGGAGAATACCCAGGCTTCCTGATTGCTCTTGTCCTCCTCATATGGAATTCCGGAGTCGATCATAACCTGAGCTAATGGGTCCTTCTTGTCATTTCTCACCCTACGAATGAAATAGCGGTTATAAGCAGGGTGGATACCGGAACTACAGGAAGCAAGCTGGCTCACCGTTCCCGAAGGCTTGACGCATGTAATAGCTGTAGATTGGTTTATTCCAAGTTCCCCACTCCATATGTCATTGGTTTCTACAGCGTAATCCCGCAACCATTGAAGTTCAGATGGGTTGCACCTCATCAAATAGGGGCAATCATATATACCAGTTATACTTACGCCAAGCAGCCTTTCTTCCTCGCAATTCTTTTTCCACCCACTTCTAAGATAGCGGAAGTCAGTCAAACTGGACTGTAGCGTACCTAAGATAGTCGCTATCTCTATCTTTTTCTTTAGGGTATCAAACGTATCGTCAGGTCTAGCTACAACTTCTGAAAGGTTACAAAATTGTCCAGACCTCAAGACTATTTCGCTGCATGGATTAGTGCCGAAATCGTAGTCCCCGTCTCTCCTTGTGGGGAGCATACCTTTACATGCCTCACGGTTGAAAATACCCCGCTCTCCTGACCTACTTTCATATATAGCCAGCCATTCACGCATGAAAGCACCCACCTCTGGCTCTTCGGTATAGCAGATTGAATTATTCGCAAGTGCTCTTTGGGGATTCTCCAACCACCATTGTCCACTTTTTGCATTTCTCATCCTCTCGTCTGAATGGTTAGACAAACTGATTAAAGCTGTCCTTCTAACACCTCCCACAAGCACAGCTTCCCCTTCATAACATATAAGATCATGCACCTCTATCGAATTGAGCTTCCTACCTGCTGCTCCCTTGAATGTTCTGATGAAGTGCTTGAACATCCTCTCTAGTGGTTCAGGTCCAGACGCTCTTCCCCCGAAGGTCTTCAGAGGAGCCCCTGCGGGACGCACATTGGAAACGTCTATGTTTGGCACAAGACCAGAGTAAAGCATCCCTACAAGCTCTCTCAGGGCCTTTGCCCAGCCCAATTTGGAGTCTGCCACTATGATGATTGTTTCGGTTGGGTGGAACGACTCCGCTACCTCTGGTAGCTTGGATATATGCTGTCTCTCCACAGAGAACCCTAACCCTGTTCCACAGAGCATAATGTACAGAGCCTCGTCAAACACACGGGGGTGATCTATAGCGGTGTAGGCGCAATTGTAAGCAGCGCAGTGATCCCTGGCTAATGCAGGGCCACTCGTCATCAGTGCCCTCATCGAGGGAAGCACAGACTTTGACTGTATTGGCTCTCTCAGAAACTCCAGCTTTTGGTTTGTGAGTTCTGAAAAGAACTTGATATAACGATCTACAGTCTCAGGCCAAATCTCTCTACGCTTCTCCTCTGGGAGGTATCTCGCATAGCGGGACACAGCAATGTAATCTTCATATAGGGACATTTAGTCGGTTCCTCCATAATTAAATATCTCCCCATCTCGTGGGCCCTCAACAGCCTCACCCAAAATATCCAACAGGTCATCTAAGCGGATAAGAGCCAGCATTTCTCTCCCGTTCTTTTCTCCTAGAACAACCACAGGTATCTTTTCTTCCCCTGATCCAGACACAGCTTGCCACATAGCGTCTTTGAGGAATTTGGAAATCTTGTTCCTGTACTTGCACTCGATACCTAAAATAGGATGAGCAACATCCAGTGGAGTACGTCTATCGGACACAGGGATGCGTTCTCCCCCTGTCTTCTGCGCTACTCTGCGTTCAAATGCTTTCCAGGCTTTGTCCATTCTTCATTTCCGTTTCTCTAGGTGGAGAGGTGGGAGTGTAAAGCAAGAGGCTAGGTGGATCAAGGAACAGCTCAATAGAGCATTCTGCCATGTCCCAATGCCTTGCCTTAGACACAGACATATAGGCATCTGCCTCGTCTGCATCATCTGAGTAATATCTTTGTAATAACAGCACGTTATCCACGATGTCTGCCAGTTCTCCTGCTCCTCTTATAGAAAAGCGATCTATCTTATCCTTGATCGACATCGACTTCCTGGCATGTGCCACAAGAAGTATATGACATTCAAGATCACGGGCGGTTTCAGCAATAGCTGCTGCTACCTGCTTTTGAGCATTGTAGTCATCACTGGCAACCCCTGCTATGGTCATCAGGCTATCCACAAGGATAAAGCGGGTTCCGTAATGATCCAGGGAATACCGCACGACAGCCATAAGCGTATTTAAGTCCACAGAACCACGCTTGTCAAAGAAGTAAAGCTTGTCCTGACTCCACTCTGCGAACTCCATCATAAAGTCCACAGTGGGTTTTACAGACAGGCTGGCCTGTCGAGCCATTCGGATCAGCTGACTACGAGGAGACATTTCGAGAGACACCGACAAGCACTTCTCGCCTTGCTCCATAGCGTTCAATAAAATCTGACCCGATAACAGACTCTTTCCGGAGGAGTTAATTCCGGCCAGGATAGTGCATTCTCCGTTACGGAGTCTAAACTTTTCATCCAAGACGCCCCAGGGCATCCTTACGCCAAACACCTCATCGCCTAATATGTAATGATCTAGGACATCCTGTGTAAACTCATTAGACGATTTAATAGAGCGATCTGCTTCAATTTTAAGATACGGCTCTAGGATTTCTGCGGTGATTCTTTCCACGATTCGTATTTTCTCCTTAACCAGAGTGGGTTCCAGAAGTCGTGAACCCACAGTTTACCCGAACTTCCCTTATGAATGCCCATCATTCCCCATCTCACAGAAGCATACCCCATACCACCTGTTCTTACGTTAGCTGATTCTATTTCAACTTCCCTAGTGAGATTCTCTTCCAGGGGAACTTCACGATCAGGATCATATGTCGGGATCACAGGGCCAACATATTCCTGGGCATCCACATATAGATTCCACGCCTTATGTAGAGCGACATCTCTCTCAGGCAAACTAGGTCCTATATTTATAGCCTTGATCGCCTCAATGTGGTCTAGCATACGGTTCAAGATCGTATCAATGGGCACAGCGCCTTGAGCGCGTCGCTTTGCGCGAACCTCGTACTTTAGGCGCTTCAACTTGCCCAGCAAGTCATCTAGGGTTTCTGACATCCACTATCCATAGTAACTAATATAGGTAGTGTTATCTCGCTCCTCTTTAGATAACTTACTGAAATCGCTACAAACATAGTCTTCCTTCACATGGGTTTCAGCACAGTGCAGTAGACTAGCAGCGTCCATAAGCTTGCGGTATGTGCCCACCCCAATATGCTCAACAGACCACTCGTAATCCCACAGAGCTTGAGAGAACTCAGTGACAATCACACAGCAAGCCTTTTCGGCCTCGATCACACTTTTCAAGTCTTTAGCCTTCTGTGCAGGGGTCTTCTTCGTTCTATCTCCATCTAAATCAAACGGCGTCTTCTTTGCCATAATATGCTCCCTATTGTAGGAAATGGTTGAAACTATTAATCATATATACTCCCCATCCTCTCCATTACTAGGGGGACGGTTCTCCATTACTAGTACCATCTTTTTTCTTTGCCCATTTTGGCCTTGGTGAAACCTCACTTTTTGGTTGCCTGTGCTTGCTGCACATAGGGTAGTAAGCGTCATGTAAGCGAACACAGCCTTTGACCTTGCACTGGATAAATCGGTACGGTACAGCTTCACTCATCTGGTTTGTTTATCAAGGTAACCAGATCACCAAACTTTTCCTCGAATACTCGTAGTACATTGGGGTAGTCACTGGAAAGCATATCGGTTCTCATATCTCTGAATTCATCACGACGGCCTAATTGTCGCAACAAGTCATCTGCTATTCCCACCAAGGCTAACGCATTACCCTGTGGACCGCTTAAATCAATTTCTCTGCTCATTTTCTCGTTCTCCCTAACGGTTCGTTGATAACACGCATTATAGGCACAGAACGCATATGGCTGTCAACCTCCAATACCGTCCACAACTGTAACCATGTAACCGGTTACTTCAGGGGTAAGGCCAAAGAGAGGGACAGGGTTGATTCCTTTCCATAAGGACGTTTTATTCACTAGGTCGCATTATTCAGGGAGAGCCTGGTGAAGGGCCTTTCTCCTTAACCTGCACCCTTACCCCTCCTGTGGGCTGAACGTGCCGTCACCAAGCGCTCCCAGGGCTACCCCTCATAAGGACGGAAGATTCGTCTATAAAGGTCGCAAGGATTCCCCTATAAGGGGGGACTAACTTTTCTCATAAGGAATGATTATTCAGAAATGGCGTATTTCCGCCGTTTTTGCCCCCATTTCCTATAATATAGGGACGCTGACTTAAAAATGCCTCATCTCCCTCCCTGAGTAGCGGTCAGCGCTTCCTACTGTTTCCTGACAGACAATATCAAGGTTGGTGCTCCTTGGATCAGGCTGAAAAGGTACTACTGGTAAATGCGCTATGACTAGGGGCGCACAGAAAACGTGGGTAAAGTGATATTCGTAAATCCATGCTATTGCATGCCACGACAATCTTTGCCAGTACCGAGATTATCACAGATGACTAGAGCATATCACTATGCCTAGTCAAAAAGACACTTACACACACAATAGGACCA